CTCTCATATTCACAACTTTGTAAATCATTATTTTTTAAATGATAAAAAACAATTTCTTTATTTTGTTCAACTTTTTTTAAAATATTTATTAATTCTTTTACTTTCATTTTAATACCCCCAAGGGTCGTCTGAAACCCTATCCATTTGTTGATTGTATTCATAATCACTTTCGTATCTTGAGGGTGTCCAATCTATTTCTTGTTCTAATTTTCCAAACTCAAAATCAAATTGTTCACTTCTTTTATCACTAAAAATAAATTTATCATTTTCAAAAATAAATTGTTTTGCTCTATATTCTTCTCCCTCTAACAAATTATTTTTAATTACTTCTAATATTTGTTTTTCTTTTTTATTCATTTTTATTTTTTCCTTTCTTCAATTAATTTATCTAAAAGTTTTCCACTTTCAATTATTTTATCAAAAGCGATTTGTTTTTGTTTTTTATCACTAGACTTATTTTCTAAAATTAAACAGGCAATATATAAAACTTCTGTCCAATTTGTTTTGATACTTATTTTTTCTTTTTTCATATTTATTTTTCCTTTCTTTTTTATTTTATATATTACCCCTTGAAATAAATTACAATGGGATTATATGGGATATTAGTAGTTAGAAATTTATAAACCACTATATCTAGTGGGTGTTCAAATAAGTTTTTGATTATTAGAATTTTTTAATTAAAATTCTTTATTTTTATTTTCCAATCGGGGTGTGGTGTAAAAACCACACCTTTAATATTGGAAATGTAAATAGCTAAATAACAATTTAGCAATTAAAAATAGCTAAATAAAAATTTAGCAATACCTGGATTTGGCCTGGAATGGACAGGCACAAGCTAGAGCTCAAAACGGGTCCGAAATTTAGAGCTCTATTAATTTATAAATCACAAGCGACAAGCGTAGGCAGCAACAAGCGAAGTTGATTATCTCAATTTAATCTGATATAAAAATACAACTATGGCGAGAGGTTTGACAAAAAGATTAACAGAAATGCAGATGAAGTTTGCAAGAACTTTAGTATTTAATGAGGGTCGTAAAACACCTAGAGAGTGTGCTATTGAGGCAGGATATGAGGAAGATACTGCTTATGTTAAAGCTAGCCAACTAAGAAATCCAAAATTGTTTCCATTAGTAGTAAAATATATAGGTGAATTAAGGGAAGAATTGCAGAAAACATACGAAATTACTTTTGAAAATCACGTTATGGAACTTGCAAGACTAAGAGATGCTTCAAGAGAAAAAGGAGCTTGGAGTGCAGCTATTAATGCTGAAGTTGCTAGAGGTAAAGCCGCAGGCTTATATGTAGATCAAAAAATTATTAAATATGGAAACTTAGATCAACTAACAGAAGTTGAATTAGAAGCTAAGATGAAACAGATTTTGGACGATCACAAGACTTTGATTGAGGGTGTTGATTACCAGGTACACAACGACAACCCTTTAGAAGAAGACAGCCAAAGCAGCTCCACCAAAGACAATTCCTAATTGAGTTTGACGATTTTTTTAATACATCCTGTTGGATAGACATTACGATCTCCGAAAGTATATTTTCCGGACTCATCTACATCATAACTTCCAAAAGTCAAAACTTTATCTTTGTCCTTGTAGAATAACCAACCATCACTTACAGGCTCAGTCGGTTTCATTTTTTTAAAATCTTCTTCGTCTCCCCAACCAGAATCACCCAGGATATCTTTCCAGAATACTCTAACCCTTGCGTAAGGAAATTTATTACTTGCAGTATCTTGCACCTGCATCTTTTTTCTTTTCTTTGCCATAGCTGTTTATAACACAAAAATTTTCTGTATATAAGGGGAATTTTACCCCCTAAAAGTTTTTTTGAAACCAAAAAATGCCTCGCGCGCGGGATACCAACTTGAGTTAATACAATTAACAGCCAATACCAATGCTTATTTAGTTACCCGGTAGTTAACTAAAAAAATGTAATAAAATCAAATACTTTTTTCTACCACCACCACCGCCCATTTTGAAAATTTTTGTAAAAAAAAATCATACCCCCCAAAGTTCCACTTATATACGACCCACGCTCCGCGCTCCACGACCACATTTCCGCCACAAACTCACCAAGTAGTCCAGTGAAGTCCAGTGAAGTCCAGCGTAGGTTGTACAACCAACATTTTGTTCACATAATGTTCTCATAAATAAAAGATAATGAAATCAGTGAGTGGCATATTTAACAATTGATAAGCATCCGCGGTTCGCGTATCTTCCGCAGCCTAATAGGAGGACACTATGAAAAAACAATGCAATCAGTGTAAGAAAGAGTTCGAAACGGACAATCAACATCAGTCTATTTGTAGTGAAGAGTGCAAACAACAAGCATTGGCCGAGTTAGATAGAAATTCGGACGAATGTTTATCTTGTCAATAGGAGGACATATGGCAAAGAAGAAAAAAGAAGAAACAATCGAGGATATCATTGATAGAATCGAAGAAGACTTAGAAACAATCAGAGACAAAGCCTCAGAAGACCAATGGGACGATGAGGTAGAAGACGAAGACGAAGAAGACGAAGATTAGTTCAATCCCTCAAGGTTATCGTCAGTAGATTTTATTCTATTGGCGATAACATCACACATCTCATACCATTTTTGCTTCCATACGGCCTTTATTTCATCATTCTTACAATTTAGGTATGCATTAGCCAAATTATTTAAAATACGCATATCCGCATCAATTTTGTCGGTTGTAGGGGTACGTTTCATATGATCTTCTTTCCTTTCGTTAGTGGTAGTTTACAAGATAATTTCATTACTTGTTCATTATTCGTAAAATGCGTGGTTTTCTTCATAAAATTGTCTTCCCAATGAAAATCGTAGCCTTGTTCGGTAAGTTCAGTAAGGTTCCAGGCATAGTAGGACCCGCAGCTGTACGCTGCTATGTATCCAGCTTTTCGTTTCTTTTCTGTAGCGCGCCTAAGCAGCGCGTCGTATTTTGCCTTTTCTAAAAAACAATCGTTATATCGATTGGCAGGCATATTTCTATATTTAAGTTCCAAAGTGTAAACTTCATTATGACAGTCCACTTGATCAAACTCGTTAATAGTCTTCGTAATGTTATCATCGTTAAATACTTTCTTGTTTAAAGTATTTATCATTTCAGACTCTTTGACTTTATAATTGATAAAACTCATCTACCCTTTGTAACCATTCAAATTTTGCCTTACGAAATTCCTCACCCTCAAATACGAATTCTTGAAAGTAATTATCTTTAGTACAAATTAAATTGACACCTTTTTGTATATTCGTACCATAAACTTCGTTATGTGCCAAGGCGTAGGCCGCTAATTGCAGCTTATAATCCTCAATCCATTCACGACGTTTTGGCTTGTTACTTTGTTTGAAATCGACTATACTCTCTGCCCCATCATAAATACCCACCACATCCGTAGCACCAGCATATAAACCTGGATAATATAACGTCACCTCTAGTCCCCAAAATTCAGCCAATCGGTTCTTTAATCCTTTTTCAATAATTTGCTCGGCCATTGTTTGTGCATTACGTCCCACATCCGTTAAATCTAAATAGCCTTGTCCAAATAAAAATTTTTCAATAATGGTATGCATCGCCGTTCCACGATTCGCGGCACTCTCGGTAATCTCCTTGGCCTGTGCTTCTCCCACGCGAGCTCGCCAAGCATCAAGGGAAGCTTTTTTTTCTGGAGGTTGGGTGGCAGCTAGAATGGTCGTGACACTTGGTAACTTTTGTGCATTCACATCATAGTGACGTTGGTTGTTAATTAAACTTCGTGTGGAAGTCGGGTAGTTATATAGTTCATTTAGTTTCATTTTGCCTTTCGTTTAAAGTTAAAAAAAGTTCTCCAAAACCAAGAACGGAAAATAGACATACACGTAAAGATAACCGCTATGTGAAAACTTTCCATAATCGTAGGGTGCATATCAAAATAAGGAAAAATAATCATTTGAATACCGATCGCTAATAACAATCCACTCCCTACATCTATAATACTTTCAAATAAATCTCTCATTATTTTAATTTATCTTTATATAATTCTCGTCTTTTTTTCTGTAAATCCCAAGAATTAAAAGAA